ACTGAAAATGAATTTACCCTCAAGCAAAATGGATCCGATGTTCCTGGAATCTCAACAGAGGGAGCTATAATTTTAGTTAATGATATTTTCCAGTCACCTGGACTTACTGATCAGTATACACTAAGTGAGCAGTCTGGCATTACAACTATTACTTTCCAGGGCACTGAGACCATTCCACTAGGACCTGATGTTGGAATTTCTAGTTATCCAAAAGGTGGCATTATTATTTCTGTAGCAACAACTGAAGGATTTGGATACCAACCATTAGTTGCTGCTGGTGGAACCGCAATTGTATCTGGTTTGGGAACAATTCAATCTATTAGTATTGGAAATAGTGGATCAGGATACAGATCTGGAATTCAAACAGTCGTAAATGTCGGTGTAGGAACCTCTAGTTTGAGTACTGGAAATATTGAGTTTATCGGAACTGCTGCTATAAGTGGTGGTCATATTGTTAGTGTTGCAATCACCAATCCTGGTTCTGGATATACATCTACTAATCAACCTTTTGTAGTTTTTGATGATCCACTAAGTTATTCTAATATGGACTTGGTGTATAGTTCTTCTTCCGTAAGTGGATTTGGAACACATGCAACAGCAAACATTGTTGTTGGTCAAGGATCAAGTGTTATTGATTTTGAAATTGTTAATACTGGTTATGGATATGGTAACGGTCAAATATTAACTGTTGCCATTGGAGGAACAACTGGTATTCCAACCACTTCCTCCTACTCTGGAAATGAGTTCCAAATGACAATCGATAAAGTTCATGTGGATGAATTTTCTGGATGGACAGTTGGAACATTAGATGTTTTAGATAAAGTCGATGACTTCATTGATGGTATAAGAAAAGATTTCCCACTTACAAAAGCAGGATCTATTGTTTCAATCGTTGCTGCTAAAGGATCAAAGATCAATGTTGAAGATGTTCTTTTGATATTCGTTAACAATATCCTTCAAGTTCCTGGAGAAGGATATACGTTTACTGGAGGAAGCACTGTTGTATTTACAGAAGCTCCAAAAATTGGTGATACTGTAAATATTCTTTTCTATAAGGGAAGTGGTGACACTGATGTTATCTTTAGAAATGTTATTGAAACTGTAAAGAAAGGTGACACTTTACAACTTAAGAGTGATAGATCAGTGGGTCAAGCATCTTACCTTAGTGAGGATGAAAGAGTTGTAGAATTTGTTAAATCCACCAATACTGTTGAAACTAATCCATATGATGGTCCAGGAAATGTATCCGACGTTACTTTTGAGAGACCAGTTGATTGGTGTCGTCAAACAGAAGACATCTTCATAAATCAAATCGGTGTTGGCAAAGATAGAGAATTGTATGAACCAGTCATTAATCCAAGTGCATACATCATCAAGTCTGTTGGAGTAGGGTCTACAGCAATCTATGTTGATAATTTAAGACCTATCTTTAATTCGCAAAATGAAAATGACACAGATTTAACTTTCCAAAAGAAAATTAAGTTTATTAGACAGGAAACTAAGACAGGTGCAGCAGGCACTGCAGTTGTTTCTGGATTTGGTACTATCTCTTCTGTCACTATTTCGGATGGTGGTGTTGGATATACAACTGCCACTGTAAGTTTTGGTTCAACTATTGGTGTTGGAACAACCACCAGAGCATTTGGTAATGTTTCTATTAGTGCTGGAGGAACAGTCACAGGAGTTGCCATCACAAGTCCAGGTGTCGGATATACATATACAAATCCACCTACGGTTCTTATTTCTCCTCCAACTTACTCTGAAGAGGAGGTTAGTGTCAGTTCTTACTCAGGAGATAATGGTATTATTGTTGGATTTGGAACTACAAATGTAGGAGTTGGTACGACATCACTAATCTTTGATGTTCATATTCCGTTTGATTCATTCCTTAGAGACACTTCTATTGCTGGAACCGCAGTAACGATTAGTTCTCTTGATGCAAATGATTTGTTTGTAGTAAGGAATTCCAATATAGGTGCAGGAACAACGTCAATAACATCATTTGATACTTCACGTAACACCGTGGGTGTGGGAACTTCTTTTGCCGATAATGTGTACGCCGTAAGAACTGCGGTTTCTATATCTACAAGTGTTCAAGGAATAACAACTCATGTGAGAAGAGTAACTGTTGATGTGGATCAATACATCACGTCAGGTATAACAACCTCAGACTTCTTTGGAAATTATAGTTGGGGAAGAATAGACATTGCTGCTAGGGCAGAGTCTAATTCTTACAATTCTTATACTCTTGGAGGTATCGGTATTTCTGAGGGAACTGGTATTTCTACATCGACATTAATTACAAGATCAAACTTCTTGAAATTCCAAAATTATATCGTTTAATACTAATAAATAAAGAAAAACTCTGTCCAAAATGGCTGCCATTATAACTGATCAGATTAGAATATTAAATGCGGGTAATTTTATTGCCGGTGTTTCTAATGCTAGTAATTCCTATTATTCATTTATTGGTCTGCCCAATCCTGCAGATTACCAGACCGACTGGGATTCAGATCCCCCTGCTCCAAAAGATAATTTTGATCAGGAAAATGATTATTGGGATACCATGATTGCGTTGAAAAAAATCAACACTGCTGATGCTAGACAGGTTATTCCTAAACTAACATGGAGTTCTGGAACGACATATGATATGTATAGGCATGATTATTCTAGATCAAACACTGCACCCGTCTCAGGTGCAACAAATCTTTATTCGGCAAATTTTGTTGTTTTAAATAGTGATTTCAGAGTTTACGCTTGCTTACAAAATGGGACAGATCCAGACAACACTGAGGGTAGACCATCTTTAGATGAACCAACTTTTACTGATTTGGAACCAAGATCTGCTGGAACTAGTGGTGATGGGTATATTTGGAAATATCTGTATACAATTAAACCAAGTGAGGTCGTCAGATTTGAATCAACAGATTTCATGCCAGTTCCAGCAGATTGGTTAACTTCTGCGGAAAATGCTGCGGTCAGAGATAATGCTGTTGATGGTGGAATCAAAATTGTAACTATCACTAATAAGGGTGTTGGTCTTGGTACAGCTAACAGTGTTTATACCTCGGTTCCTATTAAGGGTGATGGCACTGGAGCAGAATGCACAATCGTTATTGATGGGAATCAGCAAGTAAGTTCTATAACTGTTTCTAATCAGGGATCTGGATATACTTACGGAAACGTAGATCTAGTTGCTGGTGGAGTACCAACTGGAACCACAAGACCAAGTTTTGATGTTATTATCCCACCTCAAGGTGGTCATGGTGCAGACATTTATAGAGAATTAGGTGCATTTAATGTTCTGCTTTATTCTAGAATTGAAAATGATAGCACAAACCCAGATTTTATAACAGGAAACCAAATCGCAAGAGTTGGTGTTGTTGAAAACCCTCAGCAATTTGGATCAACCACGATTCTTTCAGCAGATAAAGCAAGTGCTCTTAGTGCTTTGAAGTTAGTTGGTACTGGATACAGCACTGCTACTTTCTCTGGAGACTCATACTTTACTCAAACTGTATCTACTGGCACTACAGCAGTTGGTAGAGTTGTAAGTTACGATCAAAACACTGGTGTTCTGAAGTTCTGGCAGGATCGATCACTTGCTGGATTTAACACTGTGGGAACAGCACAAACTCAACCCACTTACGGATTCGACCTAACTGAGTTTTCCTCATCTCCGGGCACTGGTGGATCTTTGGTCATATCTCCAACAACTGGTCAAGATCTATCAATTGATACCACTTTTTCGGGTATAACTACCGTAATAAATAATCGTACATATTATCTTGGTCAAACTTTTGCTAGTGGTATAGCCAATCCTGAAGTTAAAGCACACTCCGGCAGTATCATTTACGTTGATAATAGACCGTCTATAACACGGTCATCGAATCAAAAAGAAGACATAAAAGTTATTTTGCAGTTCTAAAGAATTATGCCACAACAGACTAATCTCAACGTAGCACCATATTTTGACGATTTTGATGCAGCGAATGACTATCATAAGGTATTATTCAAACCTGGATTCCCAGTTCAGGCTAGAGAGTTAACCACTCTTCAATCAATACTGCAAAATCAAATTGAAAAGTTTGGACAGCACTTTTTTAGTGAAGGTGCTAAAGTAATTCCAGGAAACACCGGATATAGTCAGATATATTATTGTGTTCAGTTAGAAAATACCTATCAGGGTGTTCCCGTAGCAGCATATGCTGATCAGTTAGTAGGAACAAAAATAACCGGACAAAATTCTGGAGTAACTGCATTTGTAGATAGTATTTTATTACCAGAAGATTCGGAAAGAGGTAATTTAACATTATACATCAATTATTTGACTTCAAGTTCTTCTAATAATTCCACTCAAATTTTTAGTGATGGTGAACCAATTGTTTGTAATGAAGTTTTATCCTCAGGATTACTTGGAAATTCAATCATTGCAGCAGGAACTCCTCTTGCAGTAACATTAGAGACAGCAGCAGCTGCCACTGGTTCTGTATTCCAAATCGACAATGGTGTTTATTTTATTAGGGGAAACTTTGTCAATGTAAATAAAGAAAGTTTAGTATTAGATCAATATACTACAACTCCAAGTTACAGAATTGGTCTTCTAATCGATGAAAGTATTGTTACTTCAGATATTGATGAACAGTTAAATGATAATTCACAAGGATTTAACAATTATGCTGCGCCCGGAGCAGATAGATTAAGAATTAGTGTAAGTTTATTTAAAAAAGCACTTGATGATTTCAACGATGACAACTTTATTTTACTTGCCACTGTTATAAATGGCGTTCTTCAAATTAACAAGAGAAAGAGTATCGCAGGTGGTGGTGTTGGATTTAGTGACCTGACAGATGTTCTTGCTAGAAGAACATTTGATGAATCTGGGCACTATTATGTTAAACCATTTGATGTCACTGTTGTAAACTCTTTAAATGATAGAGTTGGTAATGGTGGAATTTTTAATGAAGGGCAGTTCTCTCCTGGTGGAGTAACTGTTTCTGATGATCTTGCTTTATATAAAATCTCTCCTGGAAAAGCATATGTAAAAGGATATGAAATTGAATCATTAAATGCTATCTATCTGGATGTAGATAAACCAAGAACAACTAGAACACTTGAGGATCAAAATATAATTTACAATACTGGTCCTACTTTGAGACTTAATAGAGTTTATAGAAATCCAACAGTTGGATTAGGAAATACTTATTTTGTAAGTCTTAGAGATCAAAGAGTAGGATCTAATCAAGAAACTCTTCCAGGCAATGAAGTTGGAGTTGCTAGAGTTTATGATTTCAGATTAGAGTCTGGTTCATACAATACATCTGATGGAAATCTGAACGAATGGAATCTTGCTCTTTATGATGTTCAAACTAACGTAGAGATTTCAATAAATCAAGCTCACACGTTATCAACTCCAACCTTTGTAAAAGGTGCTAACAGTGGAGCAACAGGATTCTTAAGACATGCAGTTAGTGCTGGAACTGCACTTACTGTGTATGAATCCGAAGGATCTTTCATACCAAATGAGAGACTCATCTTTAATGGTGTTGATGATGGAAGAATTGCTATTGCCGTTACTGAGCATAATATTTCAGATGCAAAGTCTGTTTATGGAATGGTTGGATTTGATGGAACTGATTCTTCAGTAGGTATTAATACATTTAGTGCAGATGTAATTCAATCAACTAAATTTACTGTTGGAATTGCAACGGTAAGTCCTCTTTCTGGGGGAGTTAGTACTGTAAGAAGCAATAATCCTGCATTCCCAGGAACTTTAGTGAAAGAAAATGATTTAATTGAATATACAGATAATACTACAGGTGGACTTCTTACAGAAGATCCTATCATAGCTAGAGTTGTTAGTGTTGGTACAACACATATTGATATTGAGGGTGTAACTGCAGTTGCAGGAATTTCTAGTGGACTTCTTCCTGCTGCAGCATTAAATGTAACTGACTTTAAAATTATTACAACAGAGTTGGCATCATCTTCGGATGATTCTTTATTCACTGCACTACCAAAGATAAATGTATCTGATTTAAATCTCGATGATGCATCATTAACAATAAGAAAAACTTTTGATGTAACTATCGCAAGTAATGAACTCTCTACTCAAGTGGTTGCAGGAACAAATGAAACTTTCTTGCCGTTTGATGAGGAAAGATATCTTTTAATAAGGGATGATGGAACAACTGAATCATTAAACGGTGATCAGTTAGATATTTCTCCAAATGGTAAAACGCTACAAATTCGTGATTTAGGATCAAATAGTGATGCTACTCTGATTGCCTCTCTGAAAAAGGTCAAACCAAAAGCAAAACAAAAAATTAAAAATAGAGTTAGTTCAATAGTTATTGATAAATCTAAGTTAGTTGGATCTGGAATAGGAACAACAACTCTGAATAATGGATTGACTTATGGTTCTTTCCCATTCGGAACTAGAGTTGAAGATGAAGTTATTTCTCTGAATACACCTGATGTAATTCAAATTCATGGAGTTTATGAATCAGCAGACACCTCTGGTGCATCTTGTCCACAAGTTACTTTGCAAGCGATAAACACCACATCAACTACAACTCAAGAACTTTTGATAGGTGAGAGACTTATTGGTCAAACAAGTGGTGCTGTTGCAATTGTAGCAGAAAAATTAGACAACTCTAATATTTCGTTTATTTACAAGAACGAAATTGGTTTTATTGAGGGAGAAACTGTTGAATTTGATGAATCTCTAGCATCTGCACTTGTTTCATCATTAGTAACACCAAGTTTTAATATTTCATCAAACTATTCTTTCCAGACTGGTCAAGAAAAAACATTCTATGACCATGGAAGAATTAGAAGGAAGGCAGATTCCTCTGCACCCACTAAGCAATTGAAGATATATTTTATGAATGCTTCATTCTCTTCAACAGATGATGGTGATATAACAACTGTTAATTCTTATGATCAGTTTGATTTTACAACAGAAGTAAAAGATATAGATCTCAATAGAAATACTGATATTATTGATATTAGACCTAGAGTTTCTACGTTTGTAACTGCATCTACAAACACCAGATCTCCTTTAGAATTCCTTGGTAGAACATTTACTGCTGCTGGTCAATCATCGAATACTGTATTATCTTCCGATGAAGCTATATTAGCAGATGTTACTTATTTCCAAGGTAGAATTGATAGAGTTTATTTGACTAAGGAAGGAAAGTTTCAGATAATGTATGGAACTCCGTCTGATATTCCTACCAGACCTGATCCGATTGATGATGCTATTGAAATTTGCAGGGTAAATCTCCCTCCATTCCTCTATGATACTAAACAAGCATCTTTATCTTTTATGCAACATAAGAGATATCAGATGCAGGATATCAAAAAACTTGAAGATAGAATTAAAAGTCTTGAATATTATACTACGTTATCTCTTCTTGAAAAAGAAACAGCGAACTTCTTCATTCCAGATGACAATGGTCTGAACAGATTTAAGTCTGGTTTCTTTGTTGATAACTTTAATGACTTTCAGGCGCAAGAACTTAACCTTCGTGTTAATAATTCCATTGATAGAAAATTTAATGAATTGAGACCAAGGCATTATACAAATTCTGTTGATTTAATATTCGGACCTGTTGTTGATACAGATCCTACTAATGACTTAGATTTTGCGGATATTGAGGGTAATAACGTAAGAAAGCAAAATGATATTGTAACTCTTGACTATTCTGAGGTTGAATTTATCAAACAGAACTTTGCCACAAGAACTGAAAGTGTTACTCCCTTCCTTATCAGTTTCTGGAATGGAACTATAGAACTTACTCCAGCATCTGATAATTGGGTTGATACTACTAGACTTGATGCAAAGATTATTGAAACTGAGGGTAATTATAACGAAGTATTCGACGATCACGTTGAAGCTGGTACGATTGATCCTCAAACTGGATTTGGTCCTATGATTTGGGATTCTTGGGAAACTAATTGGACCGGGGTTGAAGTTGTTGATGAAACAAGACAAAGAGTTATTCAAAATGGTCCTGATGTTATTCACCAAGGTGCAAGATGGAGACCAGGAAGAATGTCATCAACCAGACAAGTTACTGATCAAGTTATTGAAGAACAACTCAGAACAACTAGAGAGTTTGGAACTCGTTCAAGATCTGGTGTCAGAACAATTGTTACTGAACAGTTTGATATGGAATCTGTTGGAGACAGAGTTGTTAGCAGAGATCTTATTCCATATATGAGATCTAGAAACGTTGAATTCGTTTCTAAAAAGATGAAACCACTCACTAGAATGTATGGATTCTTTGATGGTGTTGATATTACAGAATACTGTGTCCCTAAACTTCTAGAAATTACTATGACATCTGGAACTTTCCAGGTTGGCGAAACAGTAGTTGGTGAAATGATAAAGACTGGTCGTGGTGAAACTACTGCAGAATCAAATGCAAACATTAGATTTAGAGTTGCTCAACACAATCATAGAGAAGGACCTTATGATGCTCCAACTAAAACTTATGTCGAGAATCCATATTTAAACCTTCCATTATCAGCATCTTATTCCTCTACTTCTACAATTCTCAATGTAGATACATTCTCTCTTGCATCTCAAGCAAGAGGTGATTTTTATGGTTGGGTAAAAGAAGGAATGGTATTGGTTGGGTCTACAAGTGGTGCTATTGCAACTGTTCAAAACGTCAGATTAATTTCTGATCTATCTGCAACTCTCATTGGTAGCTACTATATCCCAGATCCGAACAATATTACTTTCCCAAGATTTGAATGTGGAACTAAGACTTTCACTCTTACTAATGATATTGATAATAATCAAGATAATGCAACCACAATTGCAGAGGAAGCATTTAGTGCATCTGGTACTTTAGAAACAGTTCAAGAAAATATTATTTCTGTTAGAAATGCGAGAGTTGAACTAAAGAACGAGTTTCAGAGTAGAAATGTTAACAGAGATCTTGGTACAGAGGTTGTTGGTAGTAGAGTTGTTTCTTCAAGAACAAGAACTCAGACGATTATCACCTATTATGATCCACTTGCACAATCATTTTTAGTAGAAGATGATACTGGAGTATTCTTGACCAGTTGTGATGTGTTTTTTAGATCTAAGGATGACATGGATATTCCTGTTGTCTTCCAGTTAAGAACCATGTCTAATGGTTCACCAACTGCAAGGATTCTGCCTTTCTCTGAGGTTGTTTTAGATCCAGATGATATTCAAACATCAGCTGATGGATCAATTGCGACTAATATTCAGTTTAAAGCACCTGTATATGTTGAAGGTGGTACTGAATATGCTATATGTTTAGCATCTAACTCCACCAAATATAGTGTCTATATCTCTAGAATTGGTGAAAACGATCTTCTGACAGATACATTTATCTCCAACCAACCATATCTTGGATCTCTGTTTAAATCACAGAATGCTTCTACATGGGAACCAAGTCAATGGGAAGATCTTAAGTTTACTCTTTATAGGGCAGACTTCCTTGATACTGGATCAGTTGAGTTCTATAGTCCAGAACTTACAAGAGGAAATGCCCAGATTGCAAAACTCACTCCTGATCCTATCGTTCTCGAATCTAGATCAATTAGAGTTGGTCTTGGAACAACTGTTGCTGATTCATATGAATTTGGTAATACTTTCTTCCAAGCAGGAACAAATGCGACTGGTGACCTTGTAGGAACCGCAGGGTCTGCTGTGGGAAATCTTTCTATCAGCAACGCTGGTCTTGGATATACTCCTGCTGATGGTGGTCAAACATTTACTGGTGTTAACCTTGTCACCTTAACTGGTAATGGAAGAGGGGCAACCGCAGACATCACCATAAGAAATGGTAGTATTGTTGCTTCTGGAGCAACCATTAATAATGCAGGTGGATCTGGATATCAAGTCGGTGATGTTGTTGGAATTGATACAATTGGAGCAGCATCTGTTGGTAGAAATGCAAGACTTACAATCGCAGGTATTGGACATACTAACGAACTTATTCTGAATAATGTTCAAGGCGAGTTTGTTGTTGGAGCAGCAAAAACATTATTCTTCTTCAATAGTTCTGGTATTTCCACCGAACTTAATTCATCTGGTGCCACAGGACTTGGAACTGGTGGTGATGTTCAAATTTCAAACATCATAACTGATTCCGATGGATTGCATTTTAAAGTCAATCATCAGAATCATGGAATGTATTTCTCTGACAACTCTGTAATTATATCTGGTGTTCATCCTGATGTAAAACCAACTAAGTTGACTGCAGAATACTCATCTACATCTACAGATCAGATTGTAGTTGGTGGTGCAACAACGTTCTCAACATTTGAAAATGTTGGAGTTGGGACAACTAACGTTGGTTTCCTATTAATTGGTGATGAGGTTATTGAATACACCAATGTTTCTGGAAATAGTATTGGTGGAAACATTGTAAGAGGAACTGATCCAAAAACATATCCTGTTGGAACTCCAGTTTACAAATATGAACTAGGTGGTATTAATCTCAATAGAATTAACAGGACTCACGATTTAAGTGATGTCACTAAACTTGATCCATTTACATTTGATAGTTATCAGGTTAAAATTGATACTAGTGCAACAACAGGAACTGATAGAAGTACGGATGTTGGATTCCCCAAACTTTACATAACAGGTGATAGATCTACTGGAGGATCTAGAGTTAGAGCAACTCAAAATATGCCTTTTGAAATCATTACTCCACAAGTTCAAAATGTAACTGTTCCTGGAACTAGTATTACAGGTGAACTTAGAACAATTACTTCCCAGAGTTTTAGTGGAACTGAATTACCATTTGTTGATGCTGGATTCCAAGATATCACTATAAACCAAAAGAATTACTTTGATACTCCAAGAATGATTGCATCTAAGGTGAACGAAGACGCACAACTTACCAATATCGTTGGTGGAAAGTCGATGCAGATGAGACTTTTCCTCTCATCTACAGATACACGTATAAGTCCTGTTATTGATGCACAAAGAGTGAATGCTATTCTCACCTCCAACAGAGTAAATAATATTATCTCAAACTTTGCAACAGACTCTAGAGTTAATAGTGCCACTGAAGATCCAACAGCATTCCAATATCTTTCTAAAGAAATTGTTCTGGAAAATCCAGCATCTTCCATTAAAGTTATTGTTGCTGCTCATGTTAATGAGGGATCAGACATCAGAGCATTCTTTGCAACTAATAATAAACCAGGATTAGTTCCTGTATTTACTCCTTTCCCTGGATATGCAAATCTTAATGAAAGAGGAGAAGTTATTGCATCTGAAAATAATAATGGTGAATCAGATTCCTTTATAACTAAGTCAAATACTCTCTCCTTTGAGAGTAGATCACTTGATTATAAAGAGTATACGTTTACTATTGATAGATTGCCCTCATTTAGAACGTATAGAATAAAACTAGATCTGACATCTACAAGTCAATGCTTCGTTCCAAGAGTGAAAGAACTTAGAGTTATTGCTTTAGCATAATATGGAATTTTACGAAATGGAAGGTCATAAGGATCTCGCAAGGGATCCTGAAACCAACGCAATTGTCAATGTAAATACTTTGGAATATACACAGTATCTCTCAAGGCGTGATGTGAAAACTGAAAAGAATCAGAAAGTACAGACAATGGAGCAAGATCTTGCTAATGTGAAGAGTGAACTCAATGAAATTAAGTCATTACTAAAGGAGTTATTACATGGATCCTGATAGCATACAGTTGAGAAATTTATCTAAAAGTTTTGCATATCAACAAATTGCAACTGATATAGATAATTGTGATGATCGTGACATGCTAAAAAATATTGCAAAGTCTTTTGCAAAACTTTATTATAAACAGCAAGAAACAATATCTGTAATAGGAATACCAGATGCCCAATAAAAGAGTTCAATTTGATGATCTTGGAGCAACAACAAAAGTAAATTTTGATGCCAATCAATACGCAGATAATTTTTTTGGATTTAGGGTAGTTGGTGCTGGAGATACTGCATTTAATTTGACTGGATATGGATTTACCGGATTTATAAAAAAACATTCTGGTGCGGGGTCAACAGCAACAGATACGATTGCTCTTGGATTTAATACGGAAGGTAGAAGTTCTGGAATTTTAACAGCAATAGTTACTGCTGGTCTGAGTACAAACTTCAGTAAAAACTCTCCAAGATATACTTATGAAATAGACGTAACTAATAATTCGACGACAAAAAAGACAAGAATTGTTAGTGGAGATATTGATGTAAATGTAGGAGTTACTGAATCAGATATTGGGGAAGCCTTAAAATGTATTGCGATTATTGATGAATCTAACGGAGGAACAACAGTTTCGGTTGCTGAATGGCAATCATGGAGAAATTCTTTTCCTAAAAGAGAGCATTATATCCTTCAACCAACTTCTACAGGCATTGCTATTACATCAGATGTGATGTCTACCGAAGTTCAAGCAGTGTATGATAGTGGATTTGATGATGGTAGATTAGTTCAAGGTGTAAATAGAGATGATGGAGTTGTATCAGATAGATCTGATTGGTTTGGAATAGTAGGACTTCAAACAGGAGTTGATACTAGAATCGGATTATTTGTTGATGTTTCTGGCAGTATGACTTTATCTACAGTTCAAGCATCGTATAATAAATTTTTATCTGACTGCTCGACTGCTGGAATTGAAATAAATCCACAAACAAATTCTGCTGAAGATTGGCTTGAACCATTTACAGGGATACTCTAATGGCAAAACAGTTAGTAGATATAGACACAATACAAAAAGACATAATCATTCCAAAAGGAGTTGATTATGAACAATCTTTTACTATCACTGACAAAAATACCGGAACTGGAGTTAGTTTTACGGGATTTGCTTCATGTAAAATGGATTCAAAATTTAAACAAAATTTTGAAAGTGTTTCTTTTGCAGGAACATTTAGTTCTACTTTCACAAATTCAGGAGTTGTCACATTATCTTTAACAGATACTCAAACGTCAAACTTATCTATAGGTAGATATTTTTATGATGTTGTGTCAACTTTAGAATTCAAGACCGGTGCAGATGAAAATTCTGACCTACAAACTGTGAGACTAGTTGAAGGACAGATTATAGTAGAATAAATACACTTAGGAAACTTGTGGAATAAATGGCACAACCAGCAAGTAGGACAGATTTAATTAATTATTGCAAAAGGCAACTGGGAGCACCAGTGCTTGAGATTAATGTTGCCGATGAGCAAATAGATGATCTGGTTGATGATGCCCTACAATATTTTCAAGAGAGACACTTTGATGGTGTAACTCAGACATTTTTAAAATATAAAATAACACAAGAAGACATTGATAGAGGAAGAGCTAGAGGTGGAACCGATAACTCTGCGGGTATCACAACTTCTACAGCAACTTCCACTATTAATGGATCTTCAATAAGTTTTTCTTTTGAGGAAAATAGTAATTATCTTCAAGTTCCACCAGAAATTATTGGTATAACAAAGGTATTTAAATTTGATGGATCAAACACTGTAACTAATAATATGTTCAGTGTAAAATATCAATTATTTTTAAATGATATTTACTATTTTGGATCAACTGAAATTCTTACTTATGCAATGACCAAAAGATATCTTGAAGATATTGATTTTGCATT